GCACTTCCTGTTAAATTAACTGTGTTTGATACTATTTCATGAAAATGACTCGGCAGTTCCCCGACAGCGCTTTAGTCAATCCGATACCACATGTAAACCGATAAAAACGGCTGCATATTGTTGTGCGAAATGTTGCTGCCTGTGTTGGAAATATCAATAGCGTGAACATGACTTCCTGATGAACTGGTAGGCAGGTTTCTATTAGTTCCAGGCATATACTTCCCCCAACCGGTGCCGTCTGATACATCATAACCAACAGTGAGGCTGTGATTATGTTCACCAGCTGTATTACAAGTAGCTGTATGATCGTGTTCAGGCAGTTCCCCGACAGGCTACTATACTGTTCTACGCCAACAATAAACAGATATATAAGGCTGCAGGTTATTGTGCGGATAATTAGAGCCAGTGTTACTAATAGTTACGGTATGAGTATGTGTACCAGCTTGTTCGGTTGTTTTTGTGCCTTGATTAGAACGCCATGAAGCCGATCCCGGTTCTGTACCACCTGCGTCGTATTCTTTTACAAAAGTAAAAGTATGCGCGTGATCCCCGCTTGTACTAACCGTTACATTGTGGTTATGTGCAGGAAGTTCTCCGACAGAAAAATAAGAAAGGATGATAACTTATGAAATGTTTTCAAATATTGAACAGTGAGGTTTTAATAATTAACGAGGAAAAGATGTATAAGGATAGCCCTGATAACTTCATTATTGACGGCGGTAGCTTACAGGCTGGCGAGGTAACATTAAGCGAGGTAATCTATGACGACCAGCAGAGCCATGCTGTCGTAAATGGTGATTTTTGCGATAAACCGATTAAAGCCATCGAGGATAAAATCGCTGCTATTGATGCCTATATAGCCGCTAAAGCTGCAAGGGAATATGTGCCACCGACACTCGAAGAACTTCGTGAACAGGCATTAAACTACCAATATCAAAAATATGATGCTCAAAAGCATGCTGTCGTATGGCTACAAGACGGCAGCGGCTACGGCTTCGATTGTAATGACGATGATCAGAACAACTGGCAGGTTGCTTTGACACTTATGGAAAACGATATCACGATGTACAGGGTTTATACAGATAAAAATAATCTGTTTAAAAAGTCATTTTTAGAGGTAACGCGTGATCAGATGATGGAAGCAGGAAATCTTGTAAAAGCGCAGCAATATGCGGCTTACAGCGGATTTGAAAAAGTGAGTGCCGAAATTGCTAATTGCACAACAGCAGAACAGTTAAAACCATATTTGCCAACAGAAAGCGCATAAATACTGCTTTTATAACGATTGTGTGTGATGAAAATCATCACACACAAATTACTTACGTTTTAACGGCTTTATTAATGGATTTTCAAGGTATTGCTGTAAAAAAATACTTGCAAATTACTTACAAAAGGTCAATAGCCTTTTTTAGCTGGCGTAGATTTTTATGGGTATATGTGCCGTCAGTAATATCCTGTGTAGCATGGCCTAATATTTTTTTGATAGATAACTTATTAGCGCCTTTATCATCTAACCATGTAGCGCAAGTATGGCGGCACTCATGTGGTTTATGTTTGCAGCGAGTAACTTTCATAACCTTGTCAAAGATGCGTAGAAAGCGGTGGTATGTCAGTTGCTTTCCGTCCGGGTCTGTAATAAGAGTTTTCCCTGGACGCTGCAGCCAATAGTCATAATATTGCACGATCTTTTTGCTTATAGGTACTAGCCTGTTTCTACCAGCCTCGGTTTTACTTTCTCGTATCCGGTAAAATCGGGAATGCAATTTGACATCGTTTTTTTCAACTGCTAAAAATTCGCTTGGCCTTGGTCCGCTATAACACATCATTATTACGATCATTGCATAAGGAGCTAGAGGATCATTACTGTCAGCAAGCGCTTTAACCCTATTAAGCTGGCGGGTATTAAAAGGTTGTTTCGTTTTGGTCCTTTTGGGCAGATCAATATCTACAAATCGTGATATGTCAGCAGTAGGCGGTATGATTTGATACTTAACGGCATAGTTATAAATATTATGATATAGTTGCCGTACTTTTTTCTGTGTAGCATGGCCAATACCTTTGTCTGACAGTTTTTTTATTACGGCCTGTAAATCGGCAACTTTAAGGCTGGTAAGAGGCTTATTGTGCAAAGGCTTGCAATATCCAAAAATTACTTCATAATTTTGGGCCGTGACGCTGGCGATCTTAGCTTTACGCTCTGCCATTTCCAGCTGATAGGCTTCACCGAAAGTAATCAAAGACGGGAGATAAATAGACGGGTCTTTATTGCAATCAGCCAAAAAGATTAAGGCTTCTGCATGTGTTGGAAAATAACCGATGTACTTGGATCTACCGTTAATTGTTTTAAGTACGGCCCAAGGCCTACGACGGCTACCGTGCAAAAAAATAATACTACCAAAGCCATTTGGTAGTTTCATGCGTTTTCTTTTTTTAGTATTCAAAATATCAGCTCCTTTAGGAGCATTATACAGGAGGTAAAAATGAACTGGGAATCTTTTAAATTTGCGGCTATTGGAGCTGCTCAAACTTTAGCACAAGGTTGGTCGTATAAAGCCGTAATAGCGGCAATGTTAGCTATGATTTTGCATAAGCACGCTATATTGTTTTATAGCTTTGCTTTTTTAGTATTTATTGATTGTTTTACCAAATGGGTATCGATATCCTATCTGCATCTAAAAGATAGTGGTATTGAAAATCCGACTATTCTAGAATCTATTAAAGGAATAAAAAAAGCCAGAGCTGCCAAAAAGATAAAAAGTGAAGTTATGAAACACCGTTTCCTTGGGAAAATCGGTGTTTATTTAATTTGTGCGTTGTCTGCTGCTGTCGTTGATGTAGTTATGAGAGTTTTAGATAAACCTACTTGGGCAGTTATGACGGTTATTGGATATCTTGTTGTAACTGAGCTGCTTAGTATTATTGAAAACTTAAATGATGCTGGCGTGGAAGCTATGAGTGGATTGATTGTTTTTGTTAAAAAGAAATTGTAAGAATTGAGGTTGAAATCTGAAAGGAGCGTGAAAAATAATGAAAGTATTTATTAATCCAGGGCATATGCCAGGTGTCGATCCTGGCGCCATGAATCCTAACAGTGGTTTAAAAGAATGTGACGTAGCATTGGCTGTAGGAAAACTTGTTGAGTATTATCTGAAAAATGCCGGATGCGAGGTAATGCGTCTGCAGAGCGACAACCTAAACGGCGAATCTCCGGCATATCCGAATGTTTGTAAAAATGCTAACGAATGGGGTGCAGATGTATTTGTCAGTTTGCACTGCAATGCGTTTGATGGTTATGCGAGGGGCATTGAAACATTGGTGTTTAACTTTGGCAGCGAAGCTGAACGCCTGGCTGCCTGTGTTCATAAGCAGTTGGTCGATACGGAACAAAGCATTGATCCGTATATTCCGGATCGTGGGTTGAAGGAACGCCCGAATTTATCTGTGCTGAGAAATACCGATATGCCGGCTATTCTTATCGAAATGGGTTTTATTGATAACGATCACGATGTTATTTTGCTAGAGAATAAACAAGATGCGATTGCAAAGGCTATTGCACGTGGAGTAACCGATTACGAAATTTATAAAAGTAACTATTTCAAAATAAGGCAATAATGGCAGGGTTATCATATATATCAATTAGCTATTATATTGATAGTGGTTATATGAATAGATTATGCTGAAATTATTGCATAAAAAAATAGCTCCCGATAATGGGAGCTATTTATAGAATATTTAGGATTGAGATTTCATTTTTTGTGTTTTTACATTTTCGACATAGTCGTCATACAGTCCTTTAAAAATTGCATAAATCATACCTATAATGAAAATAGCTGCAGCAATCACAACTAGTAAGATTATACCAGCAATAGCTAGAAAAATCATAAACTCTAACATAAAATCACGCCCTTTGCATAATTATTATAACATTTTTGCAGGAAGGAGGACAATAATGGCAGGAAAATTATCTGGGGAATAATATTTTATGATATCAATCATATAAATATAAAAAGTGTGATTAAAAATTGCGTAAGGAGGCAAAGCATGAATGAAAAAATCAAAAGTTGGATATCTAATAATCGTTTTCTTGTTGGTCTGGGTGTTGGTGCAGTTCTTTTTCTTGCCTGTCACCTGTTCGGCCGAGCCGGTGTACATGATAACGGAAAGCGAGCTGGTGACGTTGGAACGAAACTCCAACAGGCAGTTAGTAATCAGCAGTCAATTAGCAACGGAATTGCAGATAGCCAGGAATCAATTGAAAGTATCGGATCAGGAATTGAACGAAGCCAAGAAGCAAATAAAACAGCTGCAGAAGCAGTTGACCGAGCTGGAAAACTCGTCGAAGAATCAGGAAGACTTGCTGCAGCAAACACAGAAATCCTTGCCACCATCCGCGCCAGGGGTTCTGCGAGAGATCGGGGCCAAGATTGACATCGATCACTACGTTACAGGTATCAGTTACGGAGTGAGCCGATTGATAGGTAGCAAATACCTCGGATTACGGGGAGAATATGATTGGCGAGATAAAAAAGCTGGAGTATGGGTGACATATGCATATTAAAAAATCCTGACTATTACTTAGTGTAGTAGTCAGGATTTTTTACGTTATTGGTTAATATGTATATTATACATATTTGTCAAAGTCTATTTTTAATGATTTTTAACTTTGGTCTATCTGATGGGAAGAGTTCTTCTAATTCATTTTCGTTGATTAAAAGCAATTTGCTTAATTCTTGTTTTGAATAATTAAGGTCAGTGAGATGAAGTTTAAGTAAATCATAGAATAACAAGGGAGTTTCTTTTGCAGGCTCTAATTCTTTTGGTTCTCTAGTTCTATATCCACGTTTGGATAATTGAATATAAAGTTTCTGAGCATGTTCTTCGGTAATGCAGTGCAAATCATTAGCCCTAAATATAATGGCAGACATAGCTGTTTTCCATTTTAACTTTAGAGAGGATAAATCTTTTATTGTTAATCCTTCTAAATCTTCTTTTATGTCATTTTCAGGCATTAAAAATTCAGCAGCAAAAGCATTAGCTTCCATTTCAATTTCTTTTGAAGGTATTTTGTGCATTATCATATGACCTAATTCATGGGCTAAGGAGAAACGAATGCGGTCCATTGGTCTTGAGAAGTCAACAAAAAATAAAGGTATATCGTTTATTGTTCGTCTACTTATAGCATCAATTTTATCTGTTTCGAAATCCATTGGAATAATTATACCGCCAGCATTTTCAATAACATATATTAAATTTTTTATAGGCCCTCTTGGTAAATTCCATAAAACTCTTGTCATTTTTGCAATTTCTGATGGAGTTGCATCTTCCGTATCATAGTTAGGCATAGGCAAATGTTCTATATTTATAGAATTGAGTAATTTTTTGACCTGAATACATTTTATTGCAATGGAGGCATGTACTTTATCTAAAGTTTTAGCAGAAATAGTGGATCTTTTCCTATGGAAAAGCCCACTAATACTTGGAGCACATAAAGAATCTTTTTGATAGAAAAAATCAATTGGATAGTTAAGAGTATTTGCTAGTAATTCTAAGTCTGCATCATTGATATTTTGCAGTCCGCTTTCTATTTTTGAAAGTTTTGATTGTTTGATAGGACTGATGAGATCTGCTAATTGTTTTTGAGTATATCCTCTTGATTGACGAGCTATTATTAGCATGTCAGGATTGAAACTATTGAGTTGATATTTATTTGTCACAATAAACATCCTTTCTAAACAGTGTAAACAGAAAAGGAAAGATTATTCTGTTTGTGAAATAATAAGTAAATCTTTTTTTGGAGAAATTTTGTATGTACGGGTAGGGACTTGGCTTGGTACAGTAGAATCAGTTTGTTTAATTAAACTATTTACTGCATCAGATATTTTGGTAGACCAGTGATTAGCATATTCATTATTATGGCATGCAATCATTGTTTCTTCAAGAAAATTTCCAGATAATGAAGATTTATTTAAGCGATAACCAACAGTCAATTTAACAAAGCTTGGGAATAATGTTGGACTTTGTCTAACAAAGGCAAGGCATGCATTGGTAGGTATATTGCTGGTCAGCTTTTTTTTGTTAAATTTTTTGAATTGTAATACGAGGTTAACGTCGTCAAGAATTAGTTTAAATGTGTTGTTTTGAGTAACAAGACGCATCTTGTCTTCAATGGATAAAAGCTTTTTGCAACATTTGTGCATATTATCATGAATATGGGATGCGATAGTTCTTGAAGATAACCAGAACATCTGGTCGCCATAATCATCAATAAAAGATTGTACGGCTTCTCTTATAATAAGATCAAGTTTTTTTAGACGTAATACCCCTATTTTTTCCAAGATATTATCCCTGTTCAAATCCGCTTCAGATGGGACATCGAATAACTGCATAAAATAACCCCCTAAAAAAATGTAGAATAAATTTATATAAAATATACCATTAAAACGCTAAAACGTCAAATAAATATTCTCGAAAATATTCTCTGAAAATAAAGAAAAATATTCTATGCGCTCGTAATATATTGGTGCATCTAGCTTTACATCGTCGAAGTTATTATAGAGATTGAGCGAGAAAGTAAAGCAGCAGCAGGTGGTAAGTAAACGCAGAGAAAGACAGAAAGCTTTTTGGGGTGTTGTTGGCGGTGTTGTGATTGGTCTATCTGTAAAATGATAAAAGCCTACCGATTAAGGTAGGCTTAAATTAGGGTGTTTTTGTATAATATTGCATCGTTAATTTTGTAATTTTTGTCAACAATCTGTCAACAATAGGGTGTATTTTTGACAGATTGAGTTAGCTTTACTTAAAATACAATCTCTTTTGAAACGTAGTTGTGGCAAGGGTTTAGAGCATTTTTAAAAGCGTAGTTAGTAGTGTTAAAAAGTGCCTAAAGGGATTTCGGGTA